GAAAGAGCGCATCTATAGGTACTTTGAAGAAATAAATTCTGTACCGGTACCGTATAAATGGAAATACAAAATGGATACCATCGACCTCGAAAAAGAGGATGTTAACAAAATCATTTACGAAGTAGTAAATGCCAAAGCAGCAAGTCCTTCAAATAAAGGGAAACGTGCACCTGTTCCTAAAAAGCGTAAAAGCAAAAAACAGGAACAAGTTACTGTTGCCGAATCGTAAAGTTAATTAAAATCATCTATACTAGTAATAAAAAGAAATTAAGTTCATGCTTACACTTGAAAAAAATTTGTGGAAGTATTAAGTTATTTCTTACTTTTAATATTAATATTACTGGAGGGGATTATGGAATACTTAAGAGTGTTATGTTGTGGTGATAAAGATGATACGATAAATACAATTTCTGCGATAATAGATGAATGGCAGGAACATTTAAAAATTAAGATATTGAAAAGAGAAGGAAAATGTTTGGCAGATTATACCATGGATGAGATTGACGAGGAAGATGATTCATACTTCGAGCCTTTTGAAATTAATATGAATATATCATATAAGAATAAGGGGTGTAAAGTATCAATCAAAAGAATTACTATGTCCGATAAGCGTTACATGCAAATGGAAGTTCAATATCAGCAAGAGGATGACATAAAAGACTTGGATACTTCAATTTGGTATGAAATGAAAAAAGAGCTTATTGAGTGGATGGATGAAAAATATGATAAAATCTTTTGGCTTGCAGACTCACAAAACAATAAAATAGCGACAAATTTATATACAGAGTTGCATAAACTTGAAAACTACTTGCGTGAAATAATTAACAGTTATATGTGTATTAAGCATGGTGGCAATTGGTTTGAAGCCTATTCTTATGAAGATTACAAAAATAAATATAGCAAGTTTTCTGAATGGTTTAATAAGTCAAGATATGATCTTTTTAAATCCGTAGACAATCATTTATTTAATTTAGAAATAGATGATATTTTTGAATCCTTGAAAGCCGCAAAAAGAAAACCAGTTTCTAAAATTGTAAGAAAAGCTTTAGAAGATATCAAGAAAGATAGTAAGGAAAATGCAGCAGAAATTGCTAAAGTAGAATTATTAGAATCTATATCTTTGTGGGATGAGGAAAACTTTGATGAGGTTTTTGATAAGCAAACGGTTGGAAGATGGAAGTCAGATTTATCTAAGAGACGAAATATGGTTGCTCATAATAAAATGATTTGTAAAGATATGTATAAGGATACGATGCAATCTATTAATCTTTTTGAAGAAAAGTTTCAAGAGGCAAATAGAAAATTAAGTCATAAGTTAAAATCACAAGAACAGCGAGAGTTAGAAAGTCTTTTTCATCAAAATGAAATTGATATGTACTTGGAAGATTGCGGAATTAGTTCAACATTACCAGATGAACAGGATATTATTGATAATATTAATCAAACAGATGATTTTATAGAATTATCAGGAATTATCAATGATAGAGTTGCATGTATCGGAGGAACTATTGAGGAACTATTATCAATGCTTGATGATGTAAATATGATGTTGAATGAGGGGAATTTTTTCGAGGATGATGTATTTACTGGAAGAGAGCTATTGGAACAATATATTGACTTTTGTTGTGACAATCCCTTATATAGTAGTTGGAAGACATTGATCAAGACGGATATGCCTGTAGAAATTTATAGATTGATTGAACCCCAAATTGCAGAAGATATTTCAAAATTAATAGAACAGTTAAGTGGTATTAAACAAAATATTTTCTTTGTGGATTTAGACTGCTATTCAGAGGGGGATCTAATTAGAATAATAGATTTTTCAGGAAACAGATATGCTCTAACAATAAATGGTTGGTTTTGTCCCGACAGAGGATGTTTGGATGAAATTACAGTTGAACTTACTTGTAATGAAGAACTTATAGAATATGGAGGCATTGATGTTTCATATGGTGATTATGAATTGACCGAGGATGGTACTCCGCTACCCTCTTCGGAAGATGATATATTTGTTCGAATTGATAAAGTAAATAAAGAGCTTAATTTAGTTATAGATAGCTTATTTTCAGATTTGGCAAATATAGAATCTGAAATAATGAAAATAGAAATCTAAAAGATATAAGGAAATATCTATTCGTACTAAATAGTTTTAATACAAATAACAGCATCTTTTCGGAGGTGCTTTCTTTTTTTAATTTTTAGGAGGAGACTATGAAATTATCATCTATTTTAGGAATCCGGGGTGCAAGGGATAAGCCAAAGGACAGCTACGGCGGTTCAGCTTATTCCTTTTTATTTGGAAGGAGTACCAGCGGAAAAGCTGTAAATGAGCGAACTGCCATGCAGACCACAGCGGTGTACTCCTGCGTTCGGATTCTTGCAGAGGCGGTAGCTTCCCTGCCAATCCATGTGTACCGCTATGCAGACAATGGCAAGGAGCGGATTTATGACCATCCTTTGTATCATCTTTTGCATGATGAACCGAACCCGGAGATGACTTCCTTTGTGTTTCGAGAGACACTGATGGGACACCTTCTCATTTTTGGAAATGCCTATGCACAGATTATCAGGGATGGGAATGGCAGGGTACTTTCGCTATATCCGCTATTGCCGGATAAGATGGAGGTAGACAGAGATGAACATGGGCGGCTTTATTATATCTACAATCGGTACAGTGATGAGAACCCGAACTTCAAAGATTATGGCAGGGTATATTTGCGGGAGCAGGATGTGCTTCATATTCCGGGACTTGGTTTTGATGGTCTGATAGGGTATTCCCCTATTGCTATGGCAAAAAATGCAGTGGGTATGACCCTGGCCTGTGAAGAGTACGGGGCTTCCTTCTTTGAGAATGGAGCAACGCCGGGCGGAGTGCTGGAGCATCCGGGGGTTTTGAAGGATCCATCAAAGGTGCGTGAGAGCTGGCATTCGGTATATGGCGGCAGTAAAAATGCCGGGAGGGTGGCTGTCCTGGAGGAAGGGATGAAGTACCAGCAGATTGGCATCCCGCCAGAGGAAGCACAGTTTTTGGAGACCAGAAAGTTTCAGATTAATGAGATTGCCAGGCTGTACCGGATTCCACCCCACATGGTAGGGGATTTGGATAAGTCCAGTTTTTCTAATATTGAGCAGCAGTCATTGGAGTTTGTAAAGTATACGCTGGACCCATGGGTAATCCGGTGGGAGCAGTCTTTACAGAGGGCATTATTTCTTCCGCAGGAAAAACAAGAATATTTTGTGAAGATGAATGTAAATGGGCTGCTCCGTGGGGATTATCAGAGCCGGATGGCGGGATATTCCGTGGGACGGCAGAACGGATGGCTGTCTGCCAATGATATCCGGGAGATGGAGGATATGAACCTGATTCCTGATGAGGACGGTGGCAGCCTGTATCTGATTAACGGAAATATGACAAAGTTAAAAGATGCCGGGCTGTTTGCCGGGAAAATCCGGGAGGAATCGGATACAGAATAGATAGGAAACAAGAATTAGGCCAACAGGTGAAATCATCTGCTGGCTTTTTCTATGCCCTGAAATAGAGAGTGAGGTTAGAAATGAAGCGGAAGTTTTGGAACTGGATAAGAAATGAAACAGATGAGGAACGAACTCTTATGCTTAGCGGTGAAATTTCGGATGAAACATGGTATGGGGATGAAGTGACACCTGTGCTGTTTAAGAAAGAGCTGAATTCTGCAAGCGGAAACATTACAGTCTGGATCAACTCTCCTGGTGGTGATGTGTTTGCAGCGGCACAGATTTATAACATGCTGATGGAGTACAAGGGTGATGTAACCGTGAAGGTGGATGCGATTGCAGCATCGGCGGCATCAGTTATTGCCATGGCAGGGACTACAGTGCTGATGTCCCCGGTGGCTATGATGATGATTCATAATCCGATGACGATTGCCATTGGAGATTCCAAGGAGATGCAGAAGGCTGTGGGAATGCTGGATGAAGTAAAGGAAAGCATTATGAATGCCTATGAAATCAAGACGGGATTAAGCCGGACCCGGATTTCACATCTGATGGATGCAGAGTCCTGGTTTAATGCAAAGAAAGCAGTGGAGCTGGGGTTTGCGGACGGGATTATGGCGGATGTACAAAGTGCGGGTGATATGGTAAATGGAGCAGTGGAGAGCATGATGTTTTCCAGGACAGCGGTGACGAATTCCTTATTGTCAAAGCTGATTCCAAAGCCGGAAGAGAAGACACCTGTGGAACAACTGGAAAAAAGATTGAATCTTTTAACACATTAAATATGGAGGACATTATTTTATGAGCAAGATTTTAGAATTAAGGGAAAAGAGAGCGAAAGCTTGGGAGACTGCAAAAGCGTTTCTGGATACAAAAAGAGGGAATGACGGGCTGTTGTCAGCAGAGGATACCGCCACTTATGAAAAGATGGAAAAGGATGTAGTGGATTTAGGGAAAGAGATTGAACGGCTGGAACGGCAGGCGGTTATTGACGCAGAATTGAATAAACCTACCGCCAATCCGCTGACCAATAAACCAAATGGCAATCCGGACAGAGAAGAAAAGAAGGGGCGTGCTTCCGATAAATATCAGAGGACATTCTGGAATGCGATGCGTCAGAAAAATTTCTACGATGTGGAGAATGCCCTGCAGGCGGGGACGGATTCCGAAGGCGGTTATCTGGTGCCGGATGAGTTTGAGCGGACTTTGGTTGAGGCTTTGGAGGAGGAAAACTTTTTCCGTAACATTGCTACGGTAATCCAGACTTCCAGCGGTGACCGGAAGATTCCGGTGGTGGCAAACAAAGGTGAGGCGGCATGGATTGATGAAGAAGGGGCATTTACAGAATCA